ATATTGCCAGCTCGCACGACCGCCAGCTTGAATAAATGCTTGGGCATTTTCCATGATCTTAGACCATGTAGTGTTTTGTCTATATATGTGATTAGTGTCTTCTAATCCGTCTACACTGAATTTAACAGTATGACGTTCATGTTTTTGCAGTATATGTGCTAACTTAGTCCAATATTCAACATTACGCAAACTTGCATTTGTATGTAACATAATATTATATCTGCCCACCGTGGCTGCAAAATCTAGGAATTCTAATAATTCAGGATGCATTAAAGGATCATCGATTGTGCCGCAAAATTCTAATTCCAATACTGACGAGAATTCAGGGGCGGTAATTATCTTTTTAAATACTTCAAATGAAATGTATTGTTTGTCGGGAATTAAGAACTTTTTGTTGTTAAATGTATTTGTATCCGTTCTAACACAGCCCAAGCAGACTGCATTACACATACTACTTAATTCAAATTGTAATTTAGTCGGGCTTGTTAGATACTGTTTCATCTGTATTTAGGAATCATTACATCCGCTGTACACATACAATATTCGCTTTTACAAGTCATTAATTCTGTGGGTAACGTTTCAAATGTTTCTACTGTAGCAAATGATTCGGCAGTATTACATGTAGCATGACAAATCAACCAATCTTTATTAATGAATATATGACTTTTACCCATTTCACATTGCCAACCAGCAAACTGATTCTTACGATTGTTTACAAATTCTACTTCATTGAACTGTGATTCACTGCCATCATTGTAAACAACCATGCTTCTGCCGTATGGATTGCTTTGGTCATTGCGATTGTTTGTACTTGCACTATTTCTAAATAATACTTCGCTGTTATCATCTAACCATTTTAATTGTTCTGCTGAATATTCATAACTGTCCTGTCCTGTTAATTCATCACGTTTAAACACTCTACTAGGAGCCAATGTTACATGATCCATGGCTTTGAAACGTTCATAAGCTGTTTGTGCTTTTGCCCATACTGGTGGAAACATCAGTGTAAATACGCCCACATTTGTTTGTGTGCCAATATACTTTACTTTTTCAAATATTTCTTCATCAGCACTTTCGGCATGATAACTTACAGTTACTTTGTAAATCTTCTTTGCGTATTCTTTCCACCAATCCATGCTTCTAGTTGCATTTGTATTGACATGTGCATGCCATCCTGCGTCACTGATAAAGTCAATGATTGTTTCAAATACTGGGCTAATTGTAGGCTCGCCGCCGTTGATAAAGAAATGCGTGGGTCTGCCGTTTAGTTGTTGTTTTAATTTGTTTAGAAAAGTTAATACTATTTCTTTATCACTGACTTTGTCTTTAAAGAAGTTATTTCCCATGTGCAAGCTAGGATGACAATAGCTACAATGATATGTGCAAAGAGTATTTAAAGTCCAATCTACTACAAACCTATTTGTATTGTTATAAATTTTAATTGGTATTATGTTCACGAGAATTGTTCCTTAAATGCATCAAACTTTGTGCCACATATTTTAGCACACATTGCACTTTTGCCTTCTGCACAACTGGGTTTATCCCAGGATTCTGGAATAATCTTTTGAAAGAAATCACCGTGTACAATATCTTTTACACTATGCTTTCTAGCATCCAATGTATCTATACCGGCTTCATCAATGAACTTCCATATTTGTGCGCCTTTGGGTTTGAAATACCATAGGTACATTTGCCCGGCAGTCCAGCAACAAGGTTGTAGTATACCTTCCGCTGTTACATATATATTCTTTTCTTTGGCTACTTTACAATCAATTACAGCTTCATCCCATATGTGTTCAACTGGTTTCTTCTTACTAGGATCTGTGCTAAAGTTTTGCATACCTTGCAAATTATCTAAATTAGCTACACTAACAACATTATCGACTGTAATTGTTTGTACATTTGCAGGATTGGCAGCGGCTTTTAATTGATCTAATACTGCGTTTCTATATTTAGGATTTGTAGGTGCTTGCAGTAATGTAGTATGACCTTTACGGTTCTGTGCTTGATGTTCTTCTTTTGTTTGTGCTCGTGAATTACTAAAAAAACGTGCAGACTTTTTGTATTGAAACTTTTCAAAGCCCATGTCTTTACTTAATTGTTCGGCCTCTTCAACTTGATGTTCATTGTGTGCAAACACAATAAAGTCCCAACGTGCTCTGCCACCGGCGGCGATAAATGCTTCTACATTACGCATAATGTTTTTCCAAACTGTGCCTTGGCGGTATAAGTGATTAGTGTCTTCTAAACCGTCTAAACCAAATATAACATAACCTTTTTTACCAATTACTTGTGCTAGTTCTGCCCACCATTCTGGCTTTTTCATTGAACCATTTGTATGCATACTAAGATTGATCTGCGGATTGTTATCTCTAAAGTAAGCAAATGCTTCTAATGTATCTGATGCTACAGCTGGATCTCCGTAATTACCACACATATATACACGCTTTAATTGTTGAACAAAGTCAACAGGGAATATGCGTTCAATGTCTGCAATGCTTAATTCTCTATTGTTTAAATGTGGATTTACTTCTCCGCCATTTAGATTTCTGGCACACATAGGGCAAGAGGCATTACATGCCTCTGTCATTTCTAAATGCACAACTTCTATTTCGTTGTAATTATACACCGATCCACTCCTTAAACTTAGAATCTAGCCAAGTAAAGTTATTTACTAAATTAAAATCGGCATCACTATTGTTAGCATAAGCAACGCCTTGTCTTGCACCTTGAATGGCAAAGTAACCATATCTAGTTTCATTGCCAGCTTCACACCACATTGTTAGTCGTTCTTTTGTTTCAGTGTCATTGCCATTCTTAATAACACCTGCGCTGAGTTTAACTGCTTCTCTAAAAGCTGTACGCCAAGTAGCATAAGCACTATAATTAAATCTGTGTTCGCTGGCTAGTATGTTTAGCTTAATGTAATGATCAGCAAGTGTAGTAGTCATATCAGGACGATCTAAACGTTCTGCACTAAAACAATCTTTGCTGAATAGTTTAATGCCGCCATGTCCGTATACTAATCCATTGATAGGATTCTTTGCTCTAAATACTGCCACGCTTTTAGTCTTTAGTTCAATTTGTTTGTCAAATGTGAAGTTATCGACAATCCAGCAATCAGCATCTACTACATAGAATCTATCTTCATTACATAGATTGGCAATATGTTTATGACTTTCAAATATTGTACCTATACTTTTTACTGCCAACGCATAGCTAGCTTTAGTATGTAATCTAGCTAAATTTTCTTCTGCGTTAGTTTCATCGTTGTATAAAAAGTAAATAGGTATCATATTAATATTTAGGTAAAGTAAAGCCAAATAATGGCAATGCGCTGTGATTCAACATAGCTGGCCAGCCAAAGTTTTTAGGAGGATTAATGTTGACATGTTTAAACCAACGACTTTGATCTGCTGTTAGTTCTACCAATGGCAAGTTAAGTTCTTTAACTAGTACTTGCATAACTCTGTTACTATCTTCATTTGGATCTTTACAACATTCTTCAATGTCTTCCCAATATGCGTTAAACCAATCGTAATCAGATATTACACTTTGATCAAAGTTGTTTATATAAAGATTATAAGCACCTAAACGTGCTCCATAGATTGCCCAGTCGCCGTAGTCAACATCACGGCCAACAGTCATCCAAGTTAGCCAACGTGCGTAGTTGCCGGGATACATTTTATGATTGAAATCTTCTACTGGTACTTTATGTCCTTGATCTAATCCCATTTTAACACCTTCACGGAATCCTGCTCTAAATGCTTGTTTAGCACTGGCATTGTTCATAACAGTTCCGTAGGTATTATTCATTTGTTTATAGTTTTCAAAGTCCCAGCAAAAGTCTACATTATTGTCATTATCAGTTTTATCTGCGGCTTCGTGTGTTTTCATTGCTTTAACATAAGGAGCATACCAAAGTTTAATACCACCATTACCGTAGACTAAACCATTAACTACGTTGCGACTACTCCATGAAAATGTACTAGTTAAGTCTGATTTTTCAATGTCTAAGTTTTGTCTCCATATAGCTGGATCGACTCGACAATCAGCATCGATTGTAAAAAATCTATCATTAACTGCATGTTCAGCGCAGGCTTTATGGGCGGCATCAAATCCTTTAACTCCGTGTACACGTTTAACTAAACTAGGATTAGGGTGTCCTGCTTTTAATAACTCAAAGTTATCATCAGCATTAGGTTCGTCAAAACTTAGAAATACTGCGGGGATATCTTTTAATTTAAGAGTAGTATTTGTTTTTGAATTATTAATGTTTATAGAATTTATCAAACTCATTTCTCATCCATTCGTAGTTATTAATTAATTGCAATGCAGTTGGATTATTAAAGTTATCCAAGCCGTACTGCTTGCCTAAAGCCGCACCGTGCAATGCATATTCTCCATATTGCCTATCTTGACCTTTAGTAGTCCAAGTATGCAATCTGTTTTCTGTTTCTGTGGGAGTAGTTGTTCCTTGATACAAACTAGAACTTAGTTTAGCACATTCTCTAAATGCACTTCTCCAAGTACCGAAAGTATCAGTATTAAACGAAGTAATATTACTAACTTTGTTTATATATTTAAGTTTACCCAAGCCCATTGTTAAATCTGTTTGCCAAGTAGTAGCATCTAACAATAATTGTCTTGGGAAAAGTTTTACACCTCCCCAGCCGTATTCTAAATCATTGATAGGATTAATACTGGTCCACAAGTGTACACAATCCATGTCAAATACTTCTGGTTTAAAATCAAATTTCCAGTTATCAACTAGTTCAGCATCACCATCTACTACATAGAACATACTAGTTGTAGCAATTTCAGCGGCACGTTTATGTGCTTCGAAAATACCTTTAACATTCTTAACACGTTTAGCATCTGGGAATATTTCTAATAC